TTACCCATTACGCCAGGCAACGCTTATCCTTTTTTCCATCCATGGCAACTGTATCCGCCTGAAACTCCACGGTACAGTATCCAGCAGCATGTCATATGCCTTTGCATCTACCACCAACAACCACTGTTCCTCCTGTTGCTCCAGCGTACCACTACGGGCAACGAAGCTCTCCATGAATCCCTTGACCGATGACTTGTCTTTCATCTGCGGCCACTGGTTTTTCACAGCCATCAACAATGAGTCGACAACATCCGTCTCTCTCCGGCTAAAAGGCATCTGCTTCGGAAGCGGAACATGCCAAGGGAGTCCGACCAGCAATCGATTGAAAGATAGCTCTGTCTCCAAATATTCCCGATCGTCTCCATACACGAAGTATTGCAGCAAGAATACAGCATGTATCTGAGCTTCCGTGTTTACAAACGTCTTTTCCTCATTCAGATAGTCGAGCATATCAAATAGGCGGTTCAGCCAGGGAGTAAGTAGGCAAAGCCCAGCGTTTGATATCTGAATATGCTTCTCATTTAAAGGATTAAAATCTTCCATAATCAATTATGTTATTAATCATCTCACAAAAATAGAAACAAATAAACCAATATTATTAAGGCAATCAAATGTTAGACAACATATAAAAGCCCCGACTACACTTAGTCGAGGCTCATTCTTTTTGGAGTATATAACGTATTGTCTCCCGTTCTCGAAAACTAGCAACTTTTCCGTAGAGAGATGATACAACAGACATCCACGTCTGTATACAAATATACTATTATTTTTTATTTGAATACTATTCTGCCAATTATTAGAGAAAATAAAGGCTAACGGCTCTAGCATTTAACAAAGAGCATAAATGAGGTAGCCCTCATTAAGCTTTCCCTTTCAATAGTTTCAAATGAATATTAATCTAAAACTCAAAATACAATTGCTTATTTAGCATTTTTGATGACATATATGACCAAATACTATAATCTATACAGCGGCGTGATATACCCAGAAAATCTGCCGCATACTCAACAATAGCTTTTACTTCCTGATAATTATTGTTATCAATGCCAGCCTCTTTGACAAATGAAAAAATATGACGATCCACAGCTACCGTATCAACATTCATTAATTTCAATAAATAATCAAAAGTCTTATCACCTATCCCTTTGATTTTTTTGAAAGATGCAATATGGTTAATGTCATGTAAAAAACATTTTAAATCATGGGCAGTTTGAATACCATTATTAAGACAAAAATCAAGCAAATCATACATTCGTTGTAATTTGACAGGATGGTTCCAACACAAAACATTTTCTATACCATGTTTACGTAGGGTTACATAGAAACGAGATACAGTATACGCCTGTGGATAATTCTCCAAAACAAAGATTACACGTGGGTGTACGACCGTACCATAATTTACACCAGCCTGTAAAATAATGTCGGTAAATAACGCCCCTATGTGATTATTATAAGGACATGGGCTTGGGTCGCAAACCTCAAATTCAGAACCTGTCAATATATATTCAGCAAGTTTCTGTGCATTGAAAGCCATACCACTACTCATAACTCAATATTTCTTTTTCTATCTGTTTCAAAGCGTTTAACCTATCCACACAATTAGGACAAGCTCCACAAGGAATATCAGGAGATGCCTGACAGGAAAAAGTCTTACCTATTGGGGCTTGAAGCTCTATCCCCAATCTTGCAACCTCGTACTTTGACATATCACGAAATGGCATCTTTATCTTAACCGATCCATACTCTGAAAGTAAGCCTTCCAATTTATCAAAAAACGCAGAAGAGCAATCTATTTCTTTAGCATGATTACTATTAATAAATGCAGAATAAACATAAGACTCTCCGATCGTCTGCGCATAAGATGCTGCAATTGTAAGAAGTAATACATTACGATAAGGAATATATAAATCTTCTGCTTTTATATTATCCTCCCACAAATTAGCAGGAATAATAAAGCGAGATTTCGAGTGTTTATATATTGATGATACATTTATAACCTCTATTTTATCGCGATATGAATCAGGTATTACAGACAAAAGAGTTGCATACTCTTTTTTTGCACAATGTTGTCCATAATCAATAAAAAGCGGAATAAATTCCACCTTTTGATGTACAAATAAATACATTAATGTGGTAGAATCCATTCCACCAGATACTAATATTATACCTTTTTTAATTTCCATAGTCTAATTGTTTAGAATATTGATTAAAGACCTCAGATATCACGACATCAAGATCATGGCTTACAAGAGTAGGTAATTCAGTAAGCATACAATTGTTTGCACGTTGATAAGGGTCATAAACGATTACTGGTAGTTGACGTTGAGCAGCTAAACCTATTTCAATATAAGTACCAGGATCATCGTATATGATTACAGCAATAAGAATATTACATTCATCAAGAAGGCTCATATCTTTACTGAACAATTGGATTCTTTCTTCTTTCTTTGCACCGTTACTCATTTGACCGTTCTCCACTATGGGACGCCGAGGTTTAAAATTATGATATTCTAGACTATTACATAGAATATCGATAGGACCTCTATCAACAAAATCAAAATCTGGAGCGGCTATATATATATTACAATCAATTCGTTCCTCCCATGGTACCAAGCATCCTCCCAACAATTTTAAATCAGCGATAGAAATTGATAAAGTTCGCAGAACATTTTGCTTAAAATTTTCAGTAAAAGTCGTTGATGCATAATCGGATGCTATCCATGATGAACGATATAGAGCATCTTCAAAAGGTTCATCACTCAAGGACATTACAACCGCATCATAAACATCACCAACACCTACTGAGTGAGTTATTGATTTAGTTTGGGAAGGTATGCTATACTTTTCTTGTTTTAAGCAATCAAATGCACGACTTCCCCCGCGATTTTCCTTTAACACAATCCTATTTGCATATGCAGATAGATGCCCTATAAAATCGTCAAAAGAAGAATAATACTGTTTAAATAAGTCTGAAGATGTTGAAAGAAATAATGTATCAAACTTTCGTTCTAATTTCAAGTCCTCATAAGATTTTACATTATTAGCTATATCACTGTATATTTTACAACTATCACTAATATAAGGAATTAAAAGAGATAAATCATAATTTCCTGAAATTACAAGAATTTGTGAATACCCAGAAAGTCTAATAAGACTATTCTTATCATAATCAATATCTGCATTATTATCTCCTAATAGAAAGTCATACTGTTGGTCACCTATTTCTTTGGCCTCCCCTATAAGAATAGTGTATGGCAAATTTTTCACATCACCCAATTTGAAAATTTGATAACATCCCACTTTTTGGAGATACTTTCTTATATGAACGTCAAGATATGATGGAGAGAAAAAGGCTACATCATATTCTACGCCCATGGCCCAAAGAGCACGAGCAGCATGTACTATTCCTCCTAAACGCATTTTTAGTGGATTAAACTCTGTTTTGAGAGTAACGTCTACAAGGATGTCGCCTATTAAACATATTTTACTCATTTTTTTAATGGAGTTATTGCTATAGAAACTGTTTTTATAGGAGATGTGAGTACAGCGTTAACAATTCCCTCATAAGTATAATTGTCTGCAATACAAGCTCGGAGATAATTATATTTTGTTGGAAGATAACCTATAATTAATCCCTCCTCATCTTTTGCTACCATACGTTTATCAAAAACAACAAAAACGACTGTATATTCTGGAGGTAATACGCCATATTTTAAATAATATTCACATGTTTCTACATCTTCAAGAAAATCAGAAAAAGCAATAGAACATTGATCTATTTTATCAAATCCACCAGTTATTCCTTTTTCAGCCTTATTATATTCTTTATAATCACTAAAATTTCCAGATCCAGTACTTCCCATAATATTTTGATTTTAAATTATACCGTACAAATATTACACTATTCCGACATATATTCTCAATATTCATGGAAAATTATAACAACAATTAACATCTGGGGATAAAAGTACATTCAAGTAACTACTCAAACATATAATTGAAACATGTAACTAAAATTGAGTATGAATAGTTATATAGTATTTTTTCATTAAACATTTACTATTGTATTACCACTGCCACAAATTATAACTCACCCCAACCCCAACATAAAGACCGTTAGGATAGCTATACCCAGCCTGCAACCCTAATCCCCATCTTTTGCGCTTTGCTGGAAACAGTACTGGTTTTCTAATTTCCCGTGTCCGACTATAAATTTCAATACTATCCAACTTTGCATCATAGCCAGACACCCATGCCCGGTATAGGTTATCTTCGTATATCTTCTGGGTAATAGGAATAACGGCCTCTGCCGAATCAAGGATACAGGTATCTTGTTTAACCTCGCAAGAATCTTTCTTTATTGGCAACTTAACTGTTTTATATCTCTTGATTACACTATCCCTAGGTACAGGGTAATAGAAAGGAATAGTTTCGACGTATTCGGTTGTATCCGGATGTGGTAGTCCCGACAGTTCTTGTTGGCGGTTCCATAAAAACAGAACCGCCAAGGCTAACAACACAATCAAAATCCATGGTAGCACTTTCATGGCCAGATCACTGTATTACGCAAGAAATTAGAAAATTCACTCCTGACATCAAAGCAGGGACAAGCCTTGATATATTCTGCTGGTTCTACTTCTCCACTTCCGTCCAGGTCTGGAGATGTATCACGATGTCCGAGAACCTCGACAATATCATACTCCTTACATAACTTTGCTACCAGCTCACGCAAACTAGCTTTTTGAGCCGGAGTACGTGTATCAGCAGGCTTTCCAGATGCGTCCAAGCCTCCGATATAACAGATGCCAACACTATGCTTATTATACGAAAACTCTGAAAATCCTTTGGTATTACAATGCGCTCCGTCGATGCTTAACGGCCGCCCATTCTCAACCATTCCGTCAAGGTCAATGACGAAGTTATAACCGATCTGACTAAAGCCTCTTTGTTTGTGCATCCGGTCAATGTCCTTTGCACGTAAGTCCTGCCCGGCACGTGTGGCCGAGCAGTGGATAATAATTGTATCAATAGTCTTCATTTTGCACCTCCTTTTTGTAAGTAGTTCGTTAGATAAGGGATATTCTTTATAAACTCGACACTTAGTACATAGTGCAAGAAAGCTACTACCTTATAGCCATTGCTAGAGTTAGGTAAAATCTCTTTGATATTCCTTAGAATATTTACCCCGTAAAAATAGAATACGCTGTACGTAATAAATGAGACGCATTGTAGCGCACCTTCCGGATTACCTTTGTGTTCACCAATAAAGTAGATGCAACTAACCAAGGCAAAGAAAATAGTTGCTTCTACAATACATCTCCAAGCTTTTTTGAAAGAAAAGCTTTCATGATTGATAAGTAGCGCAGTAAGCAGCCCACAGATGAAATTAAGAGCAAATACTGCAATAAGGCTTTTGATCTCTCCAGAGATGGGATTAAGATAAGCAGCTATACCGGTAATCAATCCAATAAGTAAGTTTTTGAAATAATCCATAATCATTTATCTAAAATATTAATACTTTATTTAAAGACTTCGCTACAATCATCGATAGCTGTCTGAAACACTTGTTTCACTTCGCCAGAGGTTAGCCCATGATCCTCATGCAGCGAGAAGCCGGTTACTCCATTTCGTGATGCATTGAAGAATCCGGCTACCGTTTCATCCTTGACAATCTCGGCAGTAATATCTTTTACCGCTTCTGTACCACGAGTTGACATTCTGTATTTAACCATGATAGCATCCGTAACCTTAGTTGAAGCGGTGCTGTTAGTTGCTGTAATGTTCATTCTTTGTTTCCTCCTTCTATTAAATCATAAATTTGTCCGTATGTACCTGCAGTGAGATATTCTCCACAAATCTCTTTTAAAAGAGCAGCATCTTCTGTCTCAATATCAAGTACTCCACGATTGCTAATAATCTGTTGTAGCATTTTATATGCTCGTAACTTCTTGGAAGTTTCCATATTCTTCTGTGGATTAGAACCAGCTGCAAATAATGCCTCTGCAACCAAATCACGGACAGATTTCTTACTTTCTTTCCCATTCACTAATTCAATAAACTCCCGACCTCTAAAGTCAAGCAAGTTTCTGTTTAAATTTACTTTCATTACAATTTTATGTATTTGTCATTTCTACTACCATACCTTTTATTATACGTATTTTTTGCTTGTAGATCTTTCCTGGAGAGTCCAGATTAGTAATCCATACATCGGACAATACAGATAATGAATTACCATTACCATCCCTTGGGTAAAATCCGTTTGCAGAAACATCACCTAATACTTCTACATTCCCATCAAAATATCCAGCATAAATGTAATTGCTCGGATATGTAGGATTTGATTTAGAAGAACCATAGATGGCCGCACTTCCTCCAGCTGTTGCTCCTACTGCACAAACTCCAAATTTACCATCAGTTGCAGCATTAAAAGTCACATTAATAACACCTTCCTTTGCAGTTCCTGAACCAAGCTTTAAACTTCTTGATGTCCCTCCGAAATAATCAGAACGTGTCCACACAAGACGACCACCCTCGATGGTAAAACCACCTATGAAACCGGAATCTGCATCAATTCTACGGACTTTTATCAATTCAGTATTTAGGTAACCGCCTACCACAATGGTAGTGCCTAATTTCGCATATTCAACCGCATCCTCAAATGCCAACTTACCTAATCCGTCCCTGTCAATCTTGGAGTTAATCACTGTCTGCAGGTCACTATGTAGTGCGGTGATTGTAACAGCACCTTCTAGGTTAATCTTTGAAGAGTGAATAGTCGTTTCACCTGCCGCCTGGTTGATATAAGATATAAGCGTATTGCCATTTTCCAGCTCTTTAGAAGCATAAATTTTATTTCCATCGGCCGTGGTAATCCATCCAGCAGTATCTATCCTCTGCGTTAAGCTATCGACCCGCGTCACCTGTGCGGAGATTTGAGTATTGAGAACTTTCAATTCAGCGAAGCACTGATCTGAATAGTCTTTCAATTTATCCTGAATAGCTTTATTCGCAACTTCAACCGCTGTATTGAAACTAGCCAAGGAAGAATTAAACAGGGCAAACTTATCATCTACATTCCTCTTCTCCTCAACGGTTGTCTGCCCGTCATTGATAGCTACATTAATTGCAGCAATAAGATTGTCAATAGCGCCAAATAGGGATATTTTGGCATTCAGCAAACCTGTTTTCGCTTCACCTTCTAGGTATGAATTTGCGTACAGTTTGTTATAGGTAGCTTCGACGGCTGCCCTTGTATTTTTGACTGTATTTAGATACTTCTCAATGGCTAAAGCCTCTGCTTCTGTGATAATGCCGTCAGCAAATGCTCCGTCCACATAGTCGTGCAAACCACTAACTGCGCTGTTTGCCTGTTCCGCTGCTTTGCCGGCATCTTCTGCGTCTTGTAAGGCTTGCAATGCTTCTTTCATAGCAGCATCCGAGAACTCCTTTAACTTATCCTGAATAGCTCTATTTGCAGATTCTACGGCTGTATTAAAGTCAGCATAGGCACTATTGAAATAGGCAAAATTGGCATCAACGTTTTGTTTCTCTTCCGGTGTTGTAAGTCCATCGTCAATAGCTGTATTAATTGCATTTATCAGGTCTGAAATACACCCCATAAGGGTAACTTTAGCATTTAATAAACCCGTTTTGGCAGACCCGGATAAATACACATTAGTGTATAGCTTGTTATAGGTAGCTTCAATCGCCGCCTTTGCATTATTAATCGTATTGATATACTTTTCAATAGCTTTCGCTTCGGCCTCCGTAATAATACCATCGGCAAATACTCCATCTACATAACCATGAAGCCCTTCTACTGCATTATTGGCCTGTTCTGCTGCTTTACCAGCATCTTCAATTTCTTTGTGAGCTGCTTCCCATTCAGACAGATTTTCCAATCCGGACGATCCGGTTTTAATTTGAATATTTCCGCCTATTTCACCTTTTACCAAATTGAAATACGTCTCCCCATCCGGGGAAATTATCTGTTCAGTAGTTATCCGTCCCGGCAGAATCTCCGTAAATCCATACAGTTCAACAAAACTGCGATCACCTTCATACTCGCTGTTGAGGACACCGACTAGGAAGTGATAATATCCTGCTATGCCCTCCATCTTAATAGCTGTTTCGTTTAGAAGAAACGTACCAGTTTGATTCTCATTGCTACATTTAGCATATAGATAAAACTTCTTTGCAGGGTCAATGAGTGCTGGAGAATTGTATTCAACTAAATCCCAGTATTTATATTCATTTGCCTTGTGAGAAGAAGAAAGAGTATTAATACCGAGTGTCAAATGCTGGATGATTCCTGCTGGAGCATTCAGTATTCTTGTGCTGGCATTATAAGTAATATTGTGAGATACTTGTGCCGGATTTGTTTTTGAGTTCACAAACCGGAACTGCAAACTTTCATCACCTACAAGCAGTTGCATAGTTGAAACAGTTATCGGATTGACAGATCCAGAGAAATTCAACAATGCATCTTCCAGCATCGACATCGTTTCCTTTGCGTCCCGGAACCGTCTCTTAGTAAACTGCAAAGCATCTTTGTATTTACTATCGACCGTTACCTCGTTTGTCTCAATCTTATTCAGATCACTTGAAACAGATGTGCTTACCGGTTCGTTAGAAAGTTCAATTTCGGGAGAATACGGATTATTCACAAAACGTTTGATTCCGATCATCCGGATAAGGGAACCTTCTGGATGAAATTGTGTGTCGGAAAAGTCTACGTAACCGCCTAGTTTAATTTTACCACCAATCTGCAACCAGCGTTTTTTAGCCCAAATTCCATCGAGCGTGCCGGTAAATGTGAACTTCCTATCTTCATGCTCGTACAGGTATTTGGCAGCTTCTTTGAATACTTCCCAGCTGGCACCGGTCTGCGTTGTATCGTTGCAGATATAAGCATTCGGTAACTGAATTCCGAACACTGCGTATGTATCACCAGCTTTAGGTCGCCAGACTTCCGGTTCAGGCATAGTAATGCCGTCGATTTCCTGCGGAACAATTTCAAAGCGACGTCCCGCTTTCTTATCCTTTTCCTCATGAATATACTTCACCTCGAACTCTTTCCCGGTGAGCATACCGGTTTGGAAGATAACAGTCATGTTTTCACCTGCTATGAGACAATCTTCAAAATTCAACTCTTTTGGGATATCTTCGTCTACAAAATCATAGAAATTATTCTCCTTATTGACTTCAAAAACGACACTGACGGTACCGACACGCGAGGGATAGATTTCAGTACAATCCAAGCTATCTTCCTTAGCGGTAGTAAGCTCTTTATCTACACGCATAACACAAGTTCCGTCTGCGTCTGTCTTATATGTACGGCCTTCGTAAACTAGAGTTTTAGACTTAGGAAGCAATAAATTCTTAGCTCCGTATGTTGAATAGTCAATATTGCGGTCCGTGGTCTCCACGAGGATTATTTCAGGAGGAATGTCGCCAGATTCCCGACCTACGCCAACTTTGAACCCATGGCCTTTCCCGTAAGACAACTTCAAAGGATTATCCTTGTTGTATTCAACTTTACGTAGATGAACTGTTTTTATCTGCTTTCCATCTACAGTTTCTTCAGTGATCTGCCATTCTGTCTCGTACAACTCTGCCAACTGATTGAGAGCGTCAAGGATATAGGTATGACTGTAATTGATTACTTTCTCTGTTCCTTCGATGCAATCACCGACTTTCCAACCGGTACCACGACGATTCAGATTTTCAACTAGTAAGCGGAGATGCTCATGTGCTTTTGCTGTATATGAGAATTTGATGCTATTATCAACAGTATGCCGTACTTTCCACATCGCTGCATCTGCTCTACCGGTTTCGAGAATCAACGTGTACTCGAAGTTACGTTCACCATTCTTCTTTAAATTTGAATCCTTTTTTAAGAAGTATCGTTTCCCGTAGAAATCACACCAAGAACCGACCGGAATTTCAAGATATCCGGGATAGGAAAAATACAAAGTAAGTGTATCTTCTCCCATGACAGCTTCATAAGAGTAACTTTCATCCTTTACTTCGATTTTTATTTCCTTATCGTCACTATATAAAATCATATTACCTTTAGAATTATATCCTAAAATATAAATGTCAAATAGAAATATATTAGAATAATAGGCGTAAAAGTAAGGAACAGATAAACGAATCAATAATAATGTGATACATTAAATACGACATTGAAGGCGTTGTCGTGAAATAAAATATGATACAATGATTTTTAATGAGTAATATTAGAAGAGGAGAGATACACTTGCTATATTAACCAAAGTTCTCTCGGGACAAATGCAGCATTGAAAGATTTTTCCAATGTTACGACAAAAAGCCTGTCCCAAAACGGGTACTATAAGTTACCTGATGGGCTAATAATTCAATGGGGATATAGCGGTGGGTATTCATCCGCTACTAATTTTTATTTTCCTACGGCTTTTAAAGACACCAGTTATTCAATGTCAATGTGCGCAGAATATGGAAATATTGCTGAGTCCGTAGTTTTGTGCCCTTATGTCAACACTAAAACTACTGCTTATTTCAAAGGTGGTGTAACATATACAAATGGCAATACTGTATTGCCCAGTGTTTGGAAATTCTTTTGGATAGCAATTGGTCGTTGGAAATAGAAAATATTATAACACTGATTTGATAATGAATAGATTTGGTATCAAAATAGTACTTCTTTTGGCTGTGATATTTGCGCAAAGTTCTCTCGGAACAAAATCTGCGCAAATTAATGCGCAAAATTTAGGACAAAACGGCTATCGTAAATATGAAGACGGACTGCTTATACAATGGGGAGTTAATGTAACAGGGGTACAAGGTGAAAGAATCACCTATTTTTTACTCTCTTTTTCAGATACAAATTACAGCATAATTTTGTCAAGTGATCCTGGGGGAAAAAGTATAGCTAACAGTTTGGTTTCTCCACTATTAATATCTAAAGCAAGTTCTAACTTTAAAGCGTGTAATAGGTATTATGATAGTTATAGTTATGGATATGGAACATGGAACTTTTATTGGATAGCAATAGGAAAATGGAAGTAAATATTAGTAACATCAAATTGGATATGAGTAGATTTAGTAGAAATTTGGTACTACTTTTAGTGACCATAATTTGGCAAAGTTCTCTCGGGACTACGTATGCTTTAGCTGATCTATCGAACGCAATAAGCGTAAACCTATCCTTGAACGGTTATGCAAAATTTAATAATGGATTACTTGTACAATGGGGCAGAGTTGGAGGTTCATCTACAGCTTCGTATAGTGTGACTATGCCTACATCTTTTTATAATACTGAATATAAAATATTTGCAACTGTATATAAGCCTAGTAGTGACTCCGCTGTATATTCATCATCTCCTTTGGCAATAAATAAAACAGTTAGTAGATTTTATTTGAATAGAAATTATGCAAGTGGGGGTACTACTGGATTATCACAAGAATCATGGGACTGGTTTGCGATCGGTCGCTGGAAATAATTTAAAAACAAATATCATGAAGTATTGGAAACAAGGATTCTACGACGAGCCAGTGGAAGGTTCGGTAGAAATTACAGAAGAGTATTATCAGGAGTTGTTGGCTGGTCAATCTACCGGCCTGATAATAGCTGAAAGCAAAAATAGACACCCTATTTTGGTAGAATATGAGTACGACATTGAAGAAGTACGAAAAATGAAAGTATTTGAAATACAATCATTTGATAAATCGATAAATGTCAATTCTTTTAAATTACTAGGTAAAAGCATGTGGTTAGATAAAAATACACGTGTTGGATTATTTAACTCTATTTCAATTGAAAAAGAAGCGGGTAAAACAGAAACGGTCTTATGGTATGATGCGGTGAAATATGTCATCCCGATACCAGATGCGCTAGATATGTTGAATACCCTTGAATTGTATGCACTAAACTGCTACAATGTAACACAATCGCACATTGCAGCAGTTAGAGCATTGCAGACTATTGAGGAAATCGAAAACTACGATTATACGATCGGTTATCCGGAAAAACTTAGCTTTCCGGGATAACTTGTACGGAAGTCGTATGTTTCTATTTCGTCTTTTGTCGCTAGCTGTTGAATAGTCTTTGTATGCCTTTGTGTTGTGTCAAAACACGCAAGGGCGTACAATTCTAGCTGTTGTAACATATCAATAGCCTTTTCGACAGGCAAAACAAACAGAGTATCACCCAGCCAGATATTTGTTTCAGATCGTCCGGATGCCCTTTCGATTGCAATAGAGTTCATAAGGCCTACGCGAGTAGCTTTATCCCACCACCCATGCGTATTATCTATGCAGAACCGATTCACTTCTGCAGATGAATCGTACAATCGTAATTCATTGAGCTTTTGTGCTATAATTTCCTCGATTGAAGGTTCATGTACAGCTAAGATCGGATAACCTTTCTTGCTTTCCACTATAAGCAATCCGGCTGATTGACCAGCTAGTAACTGATTATAATACTCTTCTGTAATCTCTACCGAATCTTTCTGGTATTCGTCGTAGAATCCATTTTTCCAATACTTCATATATCTTATTTTTAATTATTTCCAGCGCCCGATCGCAAACCAACTAAATTCTGCAGAAGATGTGTTATTTGAACTACCCATAGAATAAGTATTTATATAATTAAAACTACCTACTTTGTTGGCTGTATAATTTGCAATCCAACTCGAATTGTCTACTACATTTCCTTTTGCAGGGCCTATACATAATGAATAATAGGAGTTGTAGAATGAAACAGGGAAATAAATAGTTCCCTGATAACTTCCACCTGAAGTTTTTTTTCCCCATTGTATTAATAGTCCATTACTATACTTGACATACCCATTTTGTTCCAAATTCTGACTAGACAATAAAACTGCATTAGTTCCGAGAGAACTTTGCGCAAATATCACAGCCAAAAGAAGTACTATTTTGATACCAAATCTATT